CCCCTCAATCCCATCTTATAATCATTACTATTAAAGTAATCTTTCACCTCAACATGATATGGCATGGAATTTGCCTCACCATCAGTTAAGATAATGCACTGCACCTTCTCTACATTATTATCTTTCTGGAACTTAGGAAGAAGTTTATGAAGAGTTATAAGTGCTTCATTCAATGGTGTTCCTGATAAACACAATCTAGTAGGATAACTATATCTTCTACCATATGAATTAACAAATGAACTAGCAATTCTCCATACATTCTTTAACTGATGTTCTAATTCATTAGTTCTGACATTGCTAGTAAGAAGATTCATTAAAGAAAAATCTTCCTCAACTCTTAAGTTATATTCTTGTGGTTCATATGGTAGCTCATTTTCCATTGGAGACCACCTACCACTAGCATCTTGCTCTCTTCTCTTCCATTCATTAGTAAAAGCATACACATCAAATGGAATAGATACTTTCTTACAGAACCATATAAGATTATAAAGTTGCTTGACAGTATCAAGCATTTCTCTAGACATAGAACCAGACCAATCAAGAATAAAAACTAGACCATGATTTTTACCATCAGGTAAAACAGTTACCTTCTTGAATAGATCCTCATTAAACTTATATGTATGAAGTTTAGCAGTGTCCAATACACCAGTTCTACTAGTGGCAGCTCTAGAATATGCACTAGCAGCTTTCTTACACTCAAACTCTTTCACAAGATATGATACTTCTTTCTGTGCATCTCTTTTGAATTGATTATACTCTGCATCCACTTCTTCAAATAAATTTGAGTTTCTACCTGTATGCTCATTAATAAAGTCTTGCTGCTGTTTCCATGACCTATCAATCTCTTTATGAACATCTTCATTAGAAGCAATGATCTTATCTAAATCTAAATCAGGAATTTCAAGATAAACATTCTCAACAGAATCCTCTCTCACCAAATCTTGAAGATGACTCTCCAATGACTCAGCAGTTTGAACTTCTGGTTCTTTATGATCAGTTGCTTCTGGTGGTGCAGGTTGTGCATCAGGTGTCTCATCATCTACCTCTTGACCATCTACTTCCTCAGTTTCAACATCTGATGAATTGGATGGTAATTGCATCTCACCATCTCCAGCATCTTCTGCTTTCTTTTGAGTTTGTTGATCATTCACTTCACCTTTACAATACTCATATAAAATTCTTGCTGCTTCCTTTGCTTCCTTAAAAGTCTCACACTTACCAATCAACTCAACAATCTTAGTCTCAGCATCTGTAAAAGGAACATCAAGGAACGTACCCACCTTATAGTATAGATTAACCCTATCAGCAAGATTAAGATCATCAATATTTTCATCCTTTACCTCAAAGAAATCTTTCTCATGTAATTCATGATATCCTCTATAGAAAGTTTTGGCAATACCAAGATATTTTCTCTTCATTAACTTTTCTATTCTTACATCTTCTACCACATTCAAAAACTGTGCAGGAACTTCTACACCCATCTCTTCATCAGGGGTAAAGAGTGCATGTCCTACCTCATGACCAACCAACATATCATATACAGTGCTACTTGCTTTCTCCCACAATGGTAGAAGCAACTCTCTTGTATGCACATTGAACTGTGCTGTGGGCACATTCTTATGCTCTACTACTAGATCCTCAGTAGCAAGCAGTTTTGCTAGTTGTGACTTGATTTCTTGCTGAACTGCCATGTAACTTTTCTTGTGATGTACCTATCATACTAAAAAACCCACCTTTTGAGTGGGTGAGTAGACGCTTTATCAACTGTCCACGCCTTTTCCTTGCTTGACGCAATGCCTGTGGTTTCAGTGTTCTCTTCTTTTCTTTTTTAGAATGATGTTGCCAGTTAGGAGTTACCATAACTCTTGAGATGATCCACAATATTTATTGTAGGATACCATCCCATCTCAGTCAACTCCCTTATGTCAGCACACAAACTGTCTGGTTCACCTGGTGTGTCCTCCTTGATAGGTAGATCCTTACCCATTGCCTTTGCTATATCCATAACAGGAATAGATTCACCATATCCTATATCTAAATGCCCTGTAAATGAAGCAGGAATCAATGTAAGGATTGCTGTTGCAATATCATGTACATGAATATAATCTCTTTTATGTTTGGTAATGTATCTAGCAGTGTCCTCTTGCAACATCCTATAAAGCATGTCAGATCTACTATTCTTCTCTGCCCATACATTAAAGAATCTCATACCCACACTATCAGGTGGTGCTTGTATTTCATTTACCTTCTTAGTGATGGCATAGGGATTTTGCCACCATCCATGAGCACCAGCAGAACTAGCATAGAGCAATCTGATATTATTCTCTTTGCAATAATCAAAGATAGGTTGAGACTTGACTACATTATTCTCCCAAAAAACATCAGGATTTAAAAAACTCCCTCTAAGATTTGCAAATGCAGCAAGATGAATCACCACATCATATATCTTATCAGGATTAAAATCTCCTATGTCATCAGGAAAATCTATACCATCCAGTTCTACATCCACCCCAGAGTTTTTGATATGATTCCATAGGTAACTTCCTATGAATCCTTTATGTCCAGTAATTAATATCTTCATAACCACAAATTTTTTTGAACTTTATCTCCAATATCTGGATGCAATAATATAGCATTCTTTAATTTATCCAAATCAAATGCTAATTTATTTACCCTATTTTTCAAGGTTCTTAATTCATCTTGAAGATAATCACTTTCTGAGCTCATGCTGCTAACCTACTAAAACCTTTTATTTTCTCATATCTTAGCACACTATCAAACCTATCGTCCATACCTGTCTTGTGTGATATCACAAACACATTAGCATCTTTCACAACAAATCTGATAATCTTAAGAAACTCTTCAGTTCCATACCCATCAAGAGAACTGTCAAACACCTCATCCATGATAAGAAGATTAGTATTAACAGAATTTTTGTATCTTGCTACCTCTCTCCATGTAAAAAGCAAAGCAAGGTCAATCCTCATCTTCTCACCCTCAGAGAAAGAGGCATAGGAAAAGTTATCATGGATGGGAGATTGAACAGTTTCATTAAACTCTTCATCCAATGTAAAATTGATATAGAAATCCATCATCTGCAGATATCTATTGACCTGCTGATTGATTAGTGGGAGATATTTTTTAATTATCTTAGACTTGACACCACCATCCTTAAGTAAGCTATATGAAAAGTCATGATAACTTATGGTGTCTTTCTGAATAGATAATTTTTTGTATGTCTCCTCTAAATTTTCTTTAAATGATTCTAACTTCTCATGCTCAGTATTTCTATTTGCAAGTTGTTTGGTAAGTTCCTGAACTTCTGATTCCAGATCTCTGATTTGTCTTTGACACCCAGAGATATGAGTATTGTTTTTAGAAATGCCATGCGTGAGTGAAGTAATCTCCTTAGATAGTTTTGTAAAGTGATGCTCTCGCTCCTCCTCTTTTTTAATTGCCTCCTCTAGTTCTTGATAACCAGATTGCAACTCCTTTATCTTATCTTGAGCATCACTAATATTATTTAACCTAAACTCTTCTTCTATGTCTTGCTTACAGGTGGGACAAACAGTATTCTCTTCAAAAAACTTAGTCTTCTTGGTAATGGTTGCTACCTTATTGGAGAGAGTGCCCTTTATAGTTCCCATCTTTCTAAGGGTTTCAGTAGCACCTGTTACTTTCTCTTGCTGTTTAGTCAGATCAAATATTTCACATTCTAATTGTTCATTTATCCTAACATAATTATCAGATTCATTAAAAAGAGTGGAAATCTTATCATTATTATCTTCTATCCTACTCTTACCTCTTTGTTCCAACTCATTCATAAACTCAGTTTGCATATTGACTTTATCATTTAAAGATTCTTTCTTAAGATCCAATGTTCTAATTTCATCTTTGATCACTCTTATCTTATCTTTAAGTAAATTATTCATAGAAGAAAATATTTTAATATCCAATAGATCCTCTATCACTTCCCTTCTATTTGTAGCACTCAACTGCATGAAAGGAACAAAACTACTACTACCTAGTATGACAATTTGAGTAAAAGATTTATAATTCATCTTTATAACATTTTGCTCTAACCATTTCTGTTGATCATTCACTGAGGAAAATTGATCCATGCATATGTCATTCCTATGAATTTCAAATATATTTGGTTTAATTCCTCTTACTACCTTCCATTGAGTTTCTGCAACAGAAAACTCTACTTCAACCCTACAATCTTTTTCATTAACTGTATTAACAAGTTGCCCCTTACTAATTTTTCTAAATGGTTTATTGAATAAACTAAATGTTAAAGCATCTAATACAGTGCTCTTACCTGATCCATTAGTGCCAATAATCAATGTTGTTGAATTGCTATCAAGTTCAACTTCAGTGTATTGATTACCAGTGGAAAGAAAGTTTTTCCATCTTATTCTTTCAAATAAAATCATTTTCTATTGGTGGAATAACAATATCATTTTTAGTGATCACAGAGTATCTGTAATCATGTAATTCACAAGTCTTGATGACTACTTTACCATCAACTTCAACCACATGCATTTCAGGATAATCTTGATCCTCTAGTAGTAAAGCAAATCTAATGGCATCATCCTCATCTTCAAAAAGATAAAGAACTTGTTCTCCATCTTCAGCAGTGACTGAGTATGCTCCTTCAGTTTCTCTCCCCTCTACTGTTAGAATAAACATTAGACTAACTCACAAGCTTCTTGATAGACTTCTTGTATCAATTTTTGAATTCTTGATCTATCTAGATCTATCTCTGCCTCCTCAATATATCTATTAAGAATTGACAAAGTATCCTCAGATTCAAATGCTTCAAACTCAGCAGATTCTTGTAGAGCAAAGTTCTCTACGATTTTAAGTTCTGCTACATTAGCATTATACACCTTATCAATAAATTTTTCAAACTGCAACTGATTACTCTTATGTCTAACAACTATCTTTACTATCTTATTTTCCAATTCTCTTGCATCAAATAATTGATGATCATTATCATTATAATAAATTATATGATGTAATCTATATGGATTATTAACTGGTACATGCTCTAGTGTTTCTGTATCAAATAAGTGAAATCCCCTATTGACATCATTTACATCATTCCAGAACATCTCATAAGGATTACCCAAATAATAAATGTTATCTTTATTAGATCTACAATGATAGTGTCCAGAGAATGTTTTTTTAAATTTTCTAAATATATCCCATTCCATACCATGTTCCATCATATGACCTGGTGTTGCTCTAAATCCATTCAACTCAAGATGTCCCATGCACACTGGAGATCTTGACTTATTGATAAGTGCCACACTCATTTCCCTGTTATCACTATTAATCCAAGGTACAAGAGTGATATTACAATCACCTACCATTATAGATGATACTTCAGAGTACACTTTAATATTATCATACTCTCTCAATAATAAATCTACTGCATTTATATCATTAGTATTTTTATAGTATGCTGTATGATTACCAACAATAGTATGGACAGTGATGCCCATGTCTTTTAATCTATCAAAATAATTATCCTTTGCCCAAGTTAGCGCAGCAAAATCTATTCCCTTCCTACTATCAAAAGTATCACCCATATCAATGACAGTGGTGATACCTTCCTTCTCAAGAGTAGGAAAGAAAACATTATTATAGAACTTTAGGAAATAGTCATGAAACAGTTTAGAATTTTTTCTACATCCAAAGTGCTGATCTGTTATAATTGCTATCTTCATAATAGTAATTTAAAAGCAGCAGTTATTCTCATAGGACAATTTTGATTGCAAAAAGCATATCCTTTATGTATCAAATCAGATTTAAAATTTACTAATCTTCCTAATATAGGAGGAACTATAACATGATCTCTTTCAGATTTCATAAACTGAGTAAAACCTCCCCATGCAGGTTCCCAAGGAGTTACATAAAGAATCACTGTTCTATCTGCATCCCTATCAATATGAAAAGATCCATGTCTTAATGCCTCACGTCCATTTAAATAAACACTATTCAATTTATAATCATAATTAAAAAATTTTTTAATTTTATTAAAAAGATAAGAAGTATAATACTGATTATCCATTAGATCTTTATGTAAAAAACTCAAATTAAAATCTATATTTTTTAGTGGATTATCACTTTTTTCATCAAAAGAATTATGAATTGTCCAAGAACAATCTTTATAAGTTGAAGCTGAAGCAATATGATTTAATTCTTCTTCATTAAGAAAATCATCTACAATAATGATATCTTTCATCAATTACGAAGTTTAGAGTGGACAGCATCTTTGATTTGATTATAATCACTGTAGTTAGAATCGTCAAGAGTATCTCTTTCAAAGACTTGCTCATACCCAGTCTTCTCAAGAATTTTATTTTTAATCTCAAGTTGTTTCTTTTCCTTTTGTATCCTACGTAAAAATGCGTAATGTATAATTTGTGTAAAATAAGCAAATGGATTTTGAGATTTATCAGGATTGAAGTTGTGAATATACTGTACACAATTTTCAATACCATCTGATATCATATCCTCCTTAAACATGTAGTTAACAAAGTTTGGTTTGAAGGATAAGTGAGTAGCAATCTTAAGAAAACATTCTCCTATGTATCTGGGTATTCTAGGTTTCTCTTTACCTTGAATTTCTGCAATTTCAATATCTTCTCTATGCTTTATTAATGCTGCAAGAAATTCTTTGTTATTAACATAGTGCTCAGATCTTTTTCTTCTACCCATAATTCTTGCAGGTGTCATATCTTTACTATCTATTATGTAGTTATTATAGCATTCAACACAATAGTTGACAAGTCATTGAATTACATGTAGAATAACTCTGTAGGGTTTCAAGGTCAGGGTATAGTTAGTTATCTTTAAAGAGTTTCTCAAGTGATTTCTTTGCTTCACTAATAGTAGATATATAACCCATCTTTCTATCTAATTTAGTTTTCTTTTCATAAAAATTATTTTGTTGAATAGAATAAGTTTGATGCATAGCAATAGTTTCTATATCTTTGGTTTCACTTAAAGTAAGAACATCATCCATGTTAATTACAAAAAGTTCTTCCCTACTGGTTTTTATCCAAGGTTCAACCTTATAACCTTGAGTGGATCTAGTGTTTACTCTTTCAATAGTAATTGGATTATCTAATAATAAAAAAGTTCTGTCTTCTTCTTCACTATAACCTACCTTGGCGAATATTTCTTCACCAGACTTAAGTTTGATAGTGGCATAAAAATCTTCTTCCATCATTTTATTTGAATAGTGATTATTTCATAATTAAAATTTTCTTCATTATAAATTTTAATTCTTTCTATGAGATGATTGAGAGTATAATTTTTTCTAGAGTTGTAAGTGCAATCATCTCCAACATCATACAAAGTAGCTTTTACTTTTCCTTTTCCTTTTCTGAGAACTCTACCAATGGATTGTAAGTTTCTAACTCTGGACTTGGAGGGACTGGCGAAGATGACATTGTGCAACCGCTTGATGTTAATGCCAGTGCTGAAAGTGCCATAACTGGCAACAATAATTGCATTGTTTTCATTTTCAGTAATCTCCCTAATTGATTCTCTTTGTTCAGCATCCACTCCACCATGAACAAAAAATACTTTACGTTTAGTATTCTTAACATTATTTATCTTTTCATAAAGTATTGCTCCATGGGTTTCTACCCTACTGTATAATATCAAAGTATTACCTTTTAGATCTAATGCAAGATTAGTAATAAATTTATTTCTCTGCTCATGAGCAATCAAATATTGCAACTCATCCTCATATGTTTCAAACTTCTTGGGTGGATGTTTAAGAACCAAACATTGTATATCTAACTGAGATAGGTGTCCTTTTCTCATCAACTCTTCAGTTTTAGTAACCTTATATGATGGACCAAACAATCCCTCTAGCACCCATTTATGAGTCTGTGTGCCATCTAATGTACCAGTGAAACCAAATCTATACTTAGCATGGTGTAATTTAGTCATGATATTGACTAATGATTTACTTTTAAATAAGTGTGCCTCATCACCTATGATAACATTGTAATCTTCAAAGAAAGATTTTTCTAACTTATATACTGACTGCCATGTGGTGATAGTTACCTCATTAGAATTACTTCTTTCTCTACCAGAGTAAATTCTATGACAATGATTTTTTACATCCCAACCATACTCTTCAAAGTCTTTATACATCTGCTCTACTAATGATGTGGTAGGAACAACTAATAAAATTTTCTGACCCTTATGCACATAGTATCTCACCAGAGAATAAATCATTAAGGATTTACCTGATGCAGTAGGACTGACTAATAATCTTCTATTATGTTTTAAACAATCACATATACCATCTA